CCCACTGGCCCGAGGCCAGATCGAAGGCCATGCCGTAGCTCGGAACCGAGCCCGGGGCGGTGGTGGCGGCGGAGGACTGGCCGAGGCGGCTCATCCAGTTGTCGCTCATCCATCTGCTTTCTTAGAGGTCCGCCCTGATCTGCCTGACCAGTTGGCGAGTGTTGGGGTCCGCGTCGTCCTGCGAGGCGAGCATGACCAGGACCGGCAGGTAGGACTGGATGCGCGCCGCGGCAGCAGGGTCAATCCGGGCCGGCTGAGGTGGGACGGATGGGCCCGCACCTGGGCCTCCGGGAAGGCCGGCTGTGACCGGCTCATCGGGGCGAGCGCTGGGGGCACCGAACGGGATAACGTTCGAGAGGTCGGGGCCAGTCGGAGGGGCCGTGCCCTGTCCTGGGGGGGTCGACTGGCTCATCGGCGCTGCCGACTCTGCCGCCCTGTAGGCGGCGTTCTCGCCATACTTGGCGTTGGGTAGGTCCATCATGGGCTGCTTGCCGTCCGTGCGTCGAGAGAGGGCCCCGGGGCCCGATACGGGGGCCGGATTGGCGGGTCGGCGCAGACCCCCATGGCCATTAGCCATCGGCCTCTCCGTTCGTCATGGCCTCGATCTCCAGGGCCGCCTCCTGGTGGAACTCGTGCTGAGATGCCACCCAGTTCGCGTGCATGGCCGCGGTGTTGCGGGCAAGGAGGAACGTGCGGGTGAAGGCGCTGGATACCTCGTAGATCAGGTCCAGCCCGATCACCACGATGTCCTGACGCATGAACCGACGCCGGCCGCTCTCGGCGACCTCCTCGAAGCCGTACTCGTCCTCGTCGTCAAACTCGTCCATGTCGCCTCCCTTGTGCGTGGAGCCTGTGGGAGTCGAACCCACCTCCGGCACGTGCCCATCAGGCCCTTCGCGCCGTCGAAGCCAAATAGGCCCCATGGTCCCCTCAGCGAGATTCGAACTCGCGTCGCCCGCTCGACAGGCGGGTGTCCTGGGCCCCTGAACGATGAGGGGATGGTGGCGGAGGCGGGATTCGAACCCGCGTCGTACGGCTTATGAGGCCGCGCTGGAACCTAGCTCCAGTCCACTCCGCTCTGGCACACCCCCCAGGATTCGAACCCGGAACCCTCGGCTTTGGAGACCGCTGTTCTACCAGTTGAGCTAGGGATGCTTGTGCCTGTTGGTGTCGCGGTCAGGCTCCGCGGCTCGTCTCAAGAATTGGCCCACCCGGAGACGAAACAGCACGGGCGGTAGCGAAATGGGCCAGGCTCAGATCAACGGAGCGGGTTCTTCTTGCCGGCCCCAGTGGGCGACGGCGTGCCATGGGCGGCAACGCCCTGGCCGAGGTCGGCCCGCTTGCTGCTGGCGGGCATACCGCCCTCAACGGGGCCGTGCTGGTTGACGCCAGCGGCGGAGCCGCGCTGGGCGGGCTGACTGTTCGGTGCGGCCATGTTCAGTTCTCCTCTTCGGCCTTGGGGTCCTCAGCGACCGAGAGGTCATGTCCGAGGTTGTCGGGATGGGTGTTCTCGCAGTCGGCGTCTCGACGACCGAGCTGGAAGCAAAGTAGGCACTGGCTCATGCGGGAATCCTTCTTGAAACATTGGCCTGCAAATTGGGGGCCCCGCCTGAGGTCAGGCCAGCGAGGACCATCTGGAGGTCAGGGGCCGCGCCGGCCCCCATGAATGAGTTGTCCCCGGCCTGCTGCTGGGGAACCCCGCCGCCCCCGCCTCCAGCGAGGGCCTGAAGCTGGGCCATGGCCTGCTCCTGTGGACTGGACGGCTGGGCCGACTGGTCTGGGGTCCATGCCTCCAGGATCGCCTGGTGGATCGGCGTGCCGTTCTCGCGCATCTTGACGATCTGCGCGGCACGCTGGAGCGTCTGGAGCGGATCGATGCCCTGGAGCCCGAGCGCTGGAGCGTTGGCCAGCAGACCGAATAGACCCTGCTTGAGGGCATCCTCGATCTGCTCGATGTCGATGCGGCGCTGGAGGTCTTCCACGTCCACGTCGAAGGGGAGCTGGCGCTGCATGGTGTCGCGGTCGAGCGACCCGTCAGCGCGGAGCTGGAGCAGGAAGACGATGGCCCGGTTGGGGTCCATGCCTGCCGTCATGCCGTAGGTCACGGAGACGGAGTAGTCGCCCTTGATGTCCTTCGCCGGGATGTAGGTCTCGGTGAAGGGTGCCCCGGAGATGTTGCCGTTGACCGTCTTCTTGGTGTCTGGCCAGTAGAGCTGGTCCAACTGGAAGGCCATGCCGATGGCTCGCCGGAGGGCGTCACCAACGATGTCCTGGGCAGTGGCGATCTGGGTCTGGTAGATCGAGGTCAGGGCCTCGACGCCACGGCCCGTGATGATCGAGGCATTGACATCGCCTCGACGGGCAGCCGGAACGCGGCTGCCGTCCGCAACCTCCTTGTCCAGGATCTGCGGCTCAACGAGAGCCGCCTGGGGGAGGTCGAGCCCAACACGCCGAACCTTGTCTGGCTGGTTGGTGCGGATCACCGCATCGGAGCCGAAGCTGATCTGGTCAACATCATCGGGGACTGCGATGGGGGCGCGGACCGCCTTGTCCGCGGCCTCCAGTCCGTAGACCGCCATACGGGCCCTGGCGAGCCAGACCCACATCACGTCATCGAACTGACCCCGGGCCTTGTCGTCCCACTTGGGCCGTTCGGCTAGAACGACCGGGGGGCGAGGGAGTCGGTGCGTCGTCTCTCGGAGGATCAGGCCGTCCCTCTCGGGGAGGAAGAGGCAGATCTTGTCCTCGTAGTAGCACTGCACCACGCGGAGCATGTCGTTCGAGGTATCCATACGAACGCCGAAGGCGTCGTACTTCTCGGTCTCAATGACCGAGGCAACCTCGGGGAACTTGGCCTTCAGTGAGGCCGAGGTGTCCTCCCACATCTTCGCGTAGCAGACCACGTTGCCGTAGAGGTCGGTGTCCCAGAACGCGCCCCGTGGGTCGTCGACCCGGAAGCGCGGCATCCGTGCGTCGAAGTCGGGCTCGACCACGATGGGCATACCAGCGAAGGTGAAGAACCAGTCGCAGCCCGAGTAGAGCTGCAACTTGAGCCGACTGTGCTCGATGTAGGCGTGCGCGATCTTGGTGCGCTTGCTGGAGAACTTCTTGGCGGACTCGCTGTGCAGTTGGCTGGAAGCGCAGTCGATGGCGGGCAGCCTGGCCAGGATCTCGGCAAGGTCCCGGGCGGTCGTGTCGATGATGTTGGCAACGACCGGCTTGGGCCAGTTTGTCGGGAAGACGCCGGGCATCACGAAGTTCACGTCGCCACGTCGGGCCGCCGCAACCTGATCGTTGCGGCGCTGACGCTCGGTGCCCTCCTGGTGCATCCGATCCCAGCGCTGGAGGAGATCGCTAGAAACGCGGTCGTATCCGTCGCTCACGCGCCCCTCCTCTGCTGTTCAAGGTATTCGTTGATGTTGATGACCGTCCGGTTCATGCGGTCGTTCTCGGACAGGAACGGGTTATCGAGGTGGGTCTGCTTGCGCTGACCGATGTCCTTCACGATGTCCCGTGTGCCGAGTTCGGTGAACCACAGCGCCATCACGAGGTCGATCTTCTGGGTCTTCGGGTGGTCCGGGTGCCAGGTGACCAACTGCTCGCGCAGTGTCTTGAACGCCTCGTTTTGGTTCAGCGAGGGAAGGTCGAGCAACGCGGCACCGTCCTGGTAGCCGCGGAACAGCGTCTCCAGCGAGGAGACGCCCCACTCATAGTCGTTCTTGTTGTACCCGCCCGTGTGGTGCTCACGAAGCCGTACGCCTCTCGAAGCCAAGAATTGGTTGATCTCACGATCCTGTGTGAGGAATGCTTGGAAGGCGTTCTTCTCGATCCTCCACTCGTTGATCTCGTACTTCTCGGTGAAGTCGAAGATCAACTGGCGAAGCCCTTCGGCACGGACCTGCTTGTTGAACACGTCGATCAGGTAGCGCTTGCCGGTACGGCGATCTACCTGGAAGACGATGCAGGCCGTGTAGCCCTTATTGGTCGCCGGGTCGAGGCCCGCGATGGTGTAGGAGTGGTCCAGGTTGAGGCGCACCGCGCGGTTGCGGTGGCTCATGCAGCCGTTGAACGCCTCGACGGTGAAGATGCTGTCATCGGAGACGGCGGTCTGCATGTAGACCATCGACCAAGTGGTCGGCTTGACCGCGCCACGCAGGGCGTGGAGTCGCTTGCCGTCCCACTTGGGCCACAGTCCGTTCTCGTCCTGCTCGCCCCACCGGGCCGGGTCGCGGCCATGGGGACTGTCGGCCCTGGGCCACAGGGTGACCCAATCCTTCGGGTCCTCGGCGAACTCAAGGACGGCGGGCTGGGACAGGTAGGTCCACAGCGAGTCCTCGCCGTCGTAATGCTCAGGGTTGATCAGCTCGGTGTAGATATCGTGCGGGCCCACCCGGGTCCCGACGATAAACAGACGGGCGTCACGAGTGAGAACGTCTTGCATGATGTAGTCCATGTGGTCTTCCCACTGATGGACGTTGGAGACATCCTCGATGTCGTCAAGAATGATCAGGTCGGCACGAGCACCATAAATCTGCTGGCCGATACCGAGCGCCTCGACGTTCGGGTCCTTCTGGTCAGAATCGGTATGGCCGAAGTAGATCATCTTGTGGGTCCACATTTCTGCGGCCTTCTCGAATCCCTCGGCGGGAGCAAAGTCCACAATGAGGTTCTTGAACTTCGGACTCGTAAGCCGGCGCTTAACGCCAAGAAGGAACTTCTTCGCCATCGTCTCCGTCTTGGAGATAATGACCACGCGGAATTGTGGATCAGTGACAATCTTGTAAGTCACATAATCCTGAGTCAGCGTTGTCGACTTACCGTGACCCGGCGGGGTATTCACGACAATGTGCTCACTGGAGCCCGGGTGATAAGTCTGGCCCGGGTGGAGATCGCGGGGCTCGCGCCCCTCGATAAGATCCACCCACTGCATCTGGTGGGGGAAAAGTCGGTGGCCGAGGTACTTCACACAGAAGTCCTCGAAGCTGATGTCCTTGTTCGCCCCGCTGGCATTCTTGCCGCGGCGGCGAGCGGTGATGAGGTCGCCGGCCTCCTTGAAGGCCGCGTCGGTACGACGGTAGTAGTCCCAGATCTCGGCGGACTTGCCGGTCAGCCGACAAGCGTCAGCAACGGTGTGACCCTGCTCGTACAGCGAGAGGATCTCTGCCTTGAATCGGGCTACATCGGCCCGCGTCGAGCGGGCCTTGGTGGTCTTGCTGCCGGCTCGCCCGGACTTCTCTCCGGGCAGCCGACCTTGACCGTCTGGCTGGAGAGGCATACTAAGGGATTCCTCAGGACGGCTACTACCCCTTCACCGAGGGAGCCAGTCTGGTTCTAGAGGGCTGACCAGAACGTCTGAGTCTGGTAGGTCCGTCGTCTGGCTAACGGCCAGCCGACCTTGAGGGAGGCTGAGCCGTTCACTTCGGTCCTGACGGACCTACGTTCACTTAACCTCTCACTATGTATTAGGCCGTCGAGGGACGTTTTCGACGTCCCCGACGAGAAAAAAGTTTGGAGCCAGATCGGCCGAGAGGGCCGAATCTGGCGGCTGACCTGCGTAAACGCCTAAAGTAAAACTTTGGTGTCGAGGGGGGTCGCAAAGACTACCCGAGAGTGGGGATTGGCCTTAGAGGGGGGAGGGACGACCCGGATTTAAAGGCCCCGGGTCAAGTCTCAAGGCTCGCCCTGGGCGTGCGAGCTGGCCTGCCAGGGACACGCTCAAGGCGTGTGAGTTTGTTTGCACTCAAGCGCGCATGATGGCGCGCGATTGCACCACATATGACCCCACTGATTACGATACGGTGCGCGTAGCGCTTTCCGAGCCGTGTTGCTGCAAGCAAACACACTCGCCTCACGCATACCCACATGGGGTATCTAGACACTGCCCATGGTCCATTCTGAGAATCTGCCCGTAGACGCACGCAAGGTATCGAGTGGCACGTACCCCCACCCATGTAGTGCTAGGCCCCACAAGGCCCGTTTCTGTGGCCCCTAGCGCTATGTCTGGTCTAGTGCAACAGTGGCAGCACATGGAAGTACGACAAAGCCCCGACCTGTGAGGATCGGGGCTTGTCTGTTGGTTCTACTTGGCCGGGGGAGGCTTGGGCCTGGGCGGCGGCAGAGACGGAATGTACCTGTGTGTCATGGTCGCCTCCCGATGCACGCTTTCA